TCTGATAACTCATCAAGACGCTGATACCCTGTGGGTATCTGCACTCTACGTCCACCAAAATTTCTATCTACCATAACCGCATACCTATTTCTAAAAGAATAGAAGGAACCAAATCCTAATAACTCTTCATCTAGAAAACCACATTGTGTATATAAATCCAAGGGGCTTTTTGTCACAGGAGAACCTGTAAGTATTCTTCTGTATTTAGCGTGCTTACCTAAAGTGCAAATAGATTTTGTTCTCTTTGCAGTAGGTGTTTTAATAGTTGTAGATTCGTCAACGGCCATTAGAGTTTTGTGGCAACTCATAAACTTTGCGGCAAACTCAAGGCCTTTTTTTGTCGAAAATGCTTCCACATTCATAATAAGGATGTGAAGGTCATAATCAGATTTAAACAATTGTTGGTACTCTTTATCCTTTGCTTTAGATGTGGTCGCAGTCCATAGTACAGTTTTATGATCTATATGACTAGCTAAATGAATAGGAATTTCTTGTGAGTACCAGTTTCGGTATACACCTTTTGGTGCTATAATTAATGCCCCATTTATTTTACCCTTGTCATAAAGTATTGCCATATTATCAACTAATACTTTTGATTTACCTGTACCCATCTCCATAAAGTATGCGTACTCTTTTTTATTCCACGATTTTTCCAATGCACTTAATTGATGCGCATAGGGTTTAGTCTTAAATTTATATTTCATAATTATTTTCTTCTTTCTAGTTGACAAGTATATAAAGCCTATGGTAAAGGTTGTCAAGAAATAAGAAATGAAAAATAAAATATTTGAGTTGTATAAGCCAGATTCTTTAGCAAGCTTTTTAGAATTTTATAAAAGCAATCCTAAAGAAAAATTTGTTTATGTGATTCAACAACCACCGCCTAATATAAATATATTAAGTGCATCCGATTATGGATACCTTGTAATATGTTTGCCTAATAGAGATCAGGCAATATTTTCTACTGCACCTTATGTGCAGAAGATGAGAAAAAATTTACAAGACTTTCGTAAAGAAGATTATTTACTTGCTGTAGGAGATCCTGTAATTATAGGTATCTCAACTTGGTTAGTAGGTGAAACTACAAACGGACAATTTAATATGTTGAAATGGGATAAACGGGAATATAGATACTATCCATTAGAAGTGGACGGCTATCAGAAAGGATAAGTTATGAGTGAAGTAAGAAGTATGATGTTAGAAGATTCAAAAGATCTTCTGGACGATGTAGAGGTTACAACTGTTGCACAAGAATGTGTAAAGTTAAAACAAAAAGAAGATGAGATTGCAGCATTAGAGGAGCAACTCAAAAGTAAAAAACTAGAGGCTGATGATATCAGTTCTCGTGTAATACCAGAGTTGTTGGCCGAACAAGGATTGTCAGAATTAAAATTATCTGATGGTTCTAAAGTAGCTGTTAAAAAAGAATTTAGATGCACTCTTCCTAAAGATGAGGAGAAAAGAGCGCAATGCTATAAATGGCTTCGTGATCAAGGGTTGGGGGACATTATTAAAAACAATGTCTTTGTAACCTTTGGTAAGGGAGAAGATAACAAGGCGGAGCAATTGCTCAACCTTGCGGCGGAGAATGGCTTTCAACCACAACAGAAATCTGATGTGGCTTGGATGACATTAACTGCCCTATTCAGAGAGCGTATCGAGTCCGGGCTCGATATGCCATCTGATGTCTTTAGTACGTGGATTAAAGACAAAACTAAAATCACCCGGAAATAACTAATGGAGAATGTATAATGGCTAATGAAATAAAAGCTAAACAAGAAACATCCCTTGCTTTATTTGGCGATGATGTATCCAAAGGTTTTGAGAATATGACGCAAGAAGATATGGCGTTACCATTTGTCAGAATCTTAGGACAACTATCACCACAAGTAACGGAAGGCGATGCAAAGTATATAGAAGGTGCCAAACCAGGTATGGTCTATAATACTGTTACCAGCGAATTATTCGATGGTAAAAAAGGTATCAAGATAATTCCTTGCTACTACAAAAAAGATTATCCAGAATGGTCGGATAGAGGGGATGGACCAGGTGCTCCGGTTGCAGTTCACCTTCCGAACAGTCCGGTAATCACAACAGGTAAGAGAGATGGTTCAAAGATTAGATTGCCAAATGGTAATTATCTCGAAGAAACAGCTTCTTACTATGTAATGATTGAGACAAAAACTGGAGGATTTACTCCGGCTTTGATTACTATGAAATCAACTCAATTAAACGTCAGTAAAAAATGGAATTCTATGATGAAAACCATACAAATTGCTGATGGTAATGGGGGATTTGCTATCCCACCTATGCACGGAGTTGTGTATAATCTAGCATCTGTACTACAAAAGAACGATAAAGGTTCGTGGTATGGTTGGTCGGTTACACAAGACAGAATTTTAGGTCAACCAGACAAAGCTTTGTACTTAAGTGCAAAAGATTTTGCTGGTAATGTATCTAAAGGGACCGTTCAAACAAAAGCTGATGTAGAAGAGAAAGTTAAGGATTCAACTCCTTACTAAATAAAAATAAGGGGGAAGGCAACTTCCCTCTTTACAAAGAAATAAGAAATGATAATGGATAAGTTCAAACAAATTTTTAGCGGATTAACAATAGCATATGGACAATATCAACCCGGTGACAGAGGAGAAAATGGTAGTAAACAACAAGGCAAAGCTTTTATTGTTCGTAAAAACGTCACCGACGAACTCTGGACCAATCATCTTAAAGGAGAAGGAGCAGCCCTTGGGATTATCCCTATCACAGAAAATAATGATTGCAGGTGGGGGTGCATTGATATTGACGAATATAACCTTGATCACACTAGCCTCATTAAAAGTATTCGGGATCTTAAACTCCCAGTAATTCTTTGCCGTAGTAAATCTGGCGGCGCACACGTATTTTTATTTACAAAAGAAAATATTCCTGCATCATTGATGCAATCAAAATTAAAACAAATGTCTATCATACTTGGTTATGAAGGCTCTGAAATATTTCCTAAACAAACAGAAATTTTAGTGGAACGTGGTGACACTGGAAACTTTTTAAACTTACCTTACCACAATCAAATGAAAGGACTACGATATGCTATCAACGATACTGGCGCCGGTTGTACACTTGAGGAATTTTATAAGCTCTATGATGTTTACAGCTGTAGCAAAGAAGAAGTCGAAGCGATCAAAACAGAAGAGAAAAAAATAGAAGAAGCATTTCCTAGTGGCCCTCCTTGCTTAAATAAGTTAGCTTCAATTGGTTTTGGGGAGGGCTCAAGGAACAATGCATTATTTAATATTGCAGTTTATTATAAACAATCTGCACCTGATGCGTGGGAAGATAAGATTGTAGAAGCAAATTTAAAATATATGGAACCACCATTAAGTAATAGTGAGGTTCAACAATTAATTAAATCTGTAAATAGAAAAGGTTATGACAAGTATAGATGTAAAGATGCACCTATAAATTCTGTATGTCAATCTGGTTTATGTAGAACAAAAAGATTTGGTGTAGGTTTTGGTGAAGAAGAAATGCCAGTGATTGGAACTTTAACTAAGTATGCATCCACACCACCACAATGGTTTTTAGATGTAGATAAAACTAGAATAGAATTAAAATCAGAACAACTTTATAATCCTGGTATGTTTGCACTAGCGTGTTTAGATCAAGCTAACCTAGTAGTACCTGTACCAAAACCAAAAGATTGGAAACAACATTTTTTAAAACCTATGATGACGGGTTTACAAGAAGTAGAACCATTAGAGTCTTTGAATCCTGTTAATGAATTAACTGGACTACTTCAAGATTGGACTACCAATAGACAGAATGCAAGAACTATAGATGATATATTTAATAAACTTCCTTTTACTGAAGATGGTTTTACATATTTTAGAATGGAAGACTTTTTTAATTTTTGTAAAAGAAATCATTGGGAGAAAGATAAAACTCAAACAGGTAATCTGTTAAAACAATTAGATGTATTTGTAGAAGAAGAAAGAGTTAGAGTTAAGAAACAACAACCAAGATTAATTAAAATTAAAACAATGAAACAAGTAGAAGCTTCTACTTCTAAACTACCTTATCAAGAAGATCATTTTTAATGTTTGATACAAATGTAGGAGTTAATTGGCATTTAAAGTTTCGTTTAAAGATAGAAGAATTGTTAAAAGAAAATGAAGAAATAAAACTTAAAAACAAAATACTAGAACGTAAAATAAAAAAATATGAAAACAATAATATTAGGACCACCGGGAACAGGTAAAACTACAACTTTACTTAACTTGGTAGATGAATTTATACAGCAAGGAATAAGACCTAAACAAATTGGGTACTTTTCGTTTACTAAAAAAGCCGCGACAGAGGCGGCAAATAGAGCTGCAGACAAATTTAATCTAGATATTGAGAATGATTTAAGTAATTTTAGAACACTTCACTCTTATGCATTTAATCAATTAGGTATGACTAAAGAAAAAATGATGGGTCGAGATGACTACAAAGAGTTTGGAGAAAAATGTGGCATACCTATAAAGATTGCAAAGTTTTCTGATAGTGATGGTACATTTAATTCAGACAATGAATATTTGACAATCATAAACACAGCTGCAGTTAAGAGAATAGATCTATTAGAATACTATGATTCAAGACAAAACATACTAGACATTGAACGTAACACATTATTTTTATTAGCAGAAGAACTTAAAAGATTTAAAAAAGAAAAAGGACTCAAAGACTTTAATGATTTGTTGTTAGATTATATTGAAAAAGAATCTACCAATAGTTTTAAAGTATTGTTTATTGATGAGGCACAAGACTTATCTTTAATACAATGGGAGATGGTTAGAAAACTTTGGGCCAACGCAGAAAAAACTTACATTGCAGGTGATGATGACCAAGCAATTTTTAAATGGGCTGGAGCAGATGTAGATCACTTCATAGCTTTAAAAGAAGAAGTCAATGACATTAAAATATTAGATCAATCTTATCGTATACCTGGTGGACCTATACACGAATTGTCACAAAGAATAATTGGTCAAGTACAAAATAGATTTGATAAAAAATATAAACCAAGAGAAGAACAAGGAATCTTAAAAAGATATTCTGATATTACACAAGTAGATATGAGTGAAGGTAACTGGTTAGTATTATCTTCAGCCAATCATTTTTTAGATGATGCAAAAGATTTGTGTGAATTACAAGGATGGTATTTTCAATTCAAAGGAATGAACTCTGTGCCTTTAAAATTATTATTAGCTTTAAACAATTGGGAGCACTGGCGTAAAGGTGAACTTTTAAATCATTTAGAAATTAAAAATATTTATGAGTATCTTGGATCAAATGTATTACCTGGATTTCAAAAAGGTAAGACTCTACATTCTGATGAAAAGTATACAATGCAAGACTGTAAAGATAAACACGGTCTTATCATAGATAAGGTTTGGTATGAATCTTTTGAAGGATTGGATACTATTACTGAAAACTACATTCGTAATATGAGGGCGAATGGAGAAACACTAAATAAAAATCCTCGAATAATAATGTCAACTATACACGGAGCGAAAGGAGGAGAAGCTGATAAAGTTTTATTGATGCAAGACTTAACCAACGCCGCACTCGAAACATTTAGTTATGACCCAGATGAATTACATAGATTATTTTATACTGGAGCGACGAGAGCGAAGCGTGAATTACACGTCTTGGACCCAAGAGATTTTAATCGAGCTTATATATTATGAACTGCTGGCACTGCAACACTGAACTAATTTGGGGTGGAGATCACGACACTGAAGATAATGAGGACTATGATATTGTAAGTAATTTATCTTGTCCTAACTGTCATACAGCTGTTGATGTTTGGCATCCATCTGAAAAATTAATAAAAGAATATAAAGATTATGAGGAGAAACAAAATGACAAATAAAGAAATATTTAAGAAAGCTAATTATGATTCGTTAGATAGTCAAGTTGGTGGCAAACATTATAAAAGTATGAAGATCCAACCTGCAGAATTTATTAATGAAAATAGGTTGCTTTTTGCAGAAGGCAACGCTATAAAATATATCTGTAGACATCAATCTAAGGGAAAAGAAGAGGACGTGAGAAAAGCTATACACTATTTAGAGATGATTCTTGAAAGGGATTACGAATGAGAAGTACTCAAATTCCTTTGTTCACACCACAAACGGAATGGGTAATGCCTGATGAACTTAAAGATCTCAAAGGACACAAAGAAATAGCAATCGATTTAGAGACTAATGACCCTTATTTAATGACTTTGGGGTCAGGTAATGTCACTGGTAGAGGTCACATTGCTGGCGTTGCGGTGGCTGTAGAGGGCTGGTCTGGCTATTTTCCTATACAACACGAGTCCGGTGGTAATATGGACAGAAAATTAGTTTTATCTTGGTTACAGGATGTCTGTAATCAACCCGATACTACCTTTATATTTCACAATGCAATGTATGATGTTTGTTGGTTAAGAGCAGCAGGTGTTAATGTTAAAGGTAAAATAGTTGACACAATGATTGCAGCGTCTTTAATAGATGAGAATAGATTATCTTATGCATTAAATACGTTAGCTAAATTTTATGTAGGTATTGGTAAAGATGAATCTATCTTACAAGCAGCCGCAAAAGAATATGGATTAGATCCTAAAAAAGATATGTGGAGATTGCCTGCGCTTTTTGTTGGACAGTACGCGGAGCGTGATGCGGAAGCTACCCTTAAACTTTGGCAAAGATTAAAAATAGAATTATATAATCAAGAACTAATGGATGTCTTTACATTAGAGACAAAACTATTTCCTTGTTTAGTTGATATGAGATTCAAAGGTGTAAGAGTTGATTTAGAGAAAGCAGCTAAAATCAAAAAAAATCTTATGCAACGTGAGGCTAAAAT